TAGCAACGCACTTTTTCACGAGTTTTCAATCGCCAATGAATAAAGACATATCCATAACCTATTGTAAAATTAACGACTTACGGCCGTTTGCCGGTAATCCCCGCAAGATAAGCGACGAGGAGATGGCGAAATTGCGTCGTTCTGTGCGGGAATTCGGGGTTGTTGACCCTGTTGTTGCGCAGCAGGGCACAAATATGGTTATCGGCGGCCACCAGCGGCTTGAGGCGGCTAAGGCTGAGGGTGTTAAGACAGTTCCAGTGGTGTATCTGGATATTGACGATAGCCGCGCCCATCTCTTGAATGTGGCCCTGAATAAGATTAGCGGTGAGTGGGACTGGTCGAAGCTGGGGGATTTATTCCAAGAGTTAGATTCCGGCGATATTGATTTAGAGCTATCCGGCTTCGACATGGGCGAGATTGAGGGGCTGATGAATGGGCTGGATAGTGCGAACCATGAGGGCATAACTTCTGACGAAGGTAGGCGGACGCTGGCTGAACGGTTTGGCGTTCCGCCCTTTAGCGTATTTGATGCCCGGCAGGGATATTGGCAGGACCGCAAGCGGGCCTGGCTTGCTTTGGGGATACAAAGCGAGTTAGGGCGAGGCCAAAACATAGTGCCAAACGGTACAGTTAGGCCACAATCGCAAGATGGCTGTTATCTACGAAAACTTTCCCCTGGGGGGGGGCAAGACCGGCCTGTAATTACAAAAGCAGGAAAAGGGGCGACGGACGAGGCAGGCAGATACATTGAGAAAGCCTAACGCCATACCTGGGGGGGGGGCAATGCCATTGGATAGGATGAAAGCAGAGAAGGCGGCAAGTTTTAAGAATCAGGGCCGACAGTCGGCCCTGCAAAAAAATAAAGGCAGTGCCAAAGTCTTTGGCACTGAAGGCAATATCGCGGGCGAGCAGACCGGGACATCTATATTTGACCCGGTGTTATGCGAGATTATATATCGCTGGTTTTGTCCTGTTGGCGGCAAAATATTAGACCCATTTGCGGGCGGTTCTGTTCGCGGTATAGTTGCCGCCGAACTGGGGCGCGAATATGTTGGGATAGATTTATCTGATGGGCAAATAAAGGCAAACAGGATACAAGCTGATAAAATATGCAAACACAACAAGCCAACATGGATTGTTGGTGATAGCAGGCAGGCCGCTACGCTAGCGGAAGGGGAATATGATTTAATTTTTTCATGTCCTCCCTATGCTGACCTTGAAGTGTATTCCGATAATCTCAGCGATATATCTACATTACAGTACGGCGATTTTATAAAAGCATACCAAGAGATTATAAAATCCTGTTGCAGTATGTTGCAAGAGAATCGGTTTGCCTGTTTTGTTGTTGGCGACGTGCGCGATAAAAGCGGGTTTTACCATAACTTTGTAAGCGATACGATAGCGGCCTTTCAATCTGCTGGGGCTAAACTTTACAATGAGGCTATTTTAATTACCGCCGTTGGCAGTTTGCCGATAAGGTGCGGCAAGATATTTTCTTCCAGCCGCAAGTTAGGCAAAACACACCAAAACGTATTGATATTTTACAAGGGAAATCCAAAAAACATTAAAATGGAATTTGGTAAAGTTGAAATCGGCGATATAGAGGAATAAATGGGCAAGCGGGGGCCGAAACCGACACCAACAAGTATCCTGAAAATGCGGGATAGTTGGCGGGGCAAAATACGAAAAGATGAGCCTGAGGGCGATGGGAATATCCCGGTGAGACCGGATTGGCTGACGGATGAGTTGGCCATCCTCGAATGGGAGTTCTGCATTGCCAAGCTATCAGGCATGAACGTGCTATCCAGCATCGACGCGACGGCGCTGGCCATGTACTGCGATGCCGTGAGTGACTTTCGCAAACTACAGGACTTAGTTGCCAAGACGAAGCCTGTTTTCAAAAACAACCGGGGCGAAATCAGGCCTAACCCACTTATCAGTCAGAAAAACAAGGCGTGGGAGCGGGTCTTGAAGGCTTCGGCCCTTTTTGGCATGTCGCCGTCTGGCCGGGCGGGGCTGGCGCATGTAAGTAACGCGGGAAGTAAGAAGGACAATGGCAAGGACCGTTTCTTTAGGACCGGATAAACTGATATTGACCCTGCCGGGTTACGACCCGCGACGGGACGCCGAGGGGTATGAGTTCGATGCCAAGCGGGCACAAATGGCCTGCGACTTCTTTCCTGAATGTCTGCATCATATCGAAGGCGAACTATACGGCCAGCCGTTTGCGCTTGAGCTTTGGCAGAAGGCCATCGTAGCCAATTTATTCGGCTGGTACAAGGCCGGAACGGACATAAGGCGGTATCGCAAGCTATTTTTATACGTGCCGCGCAAGAGCGGCAAGACGCCGCTGGCGGCTGGCATAGGCTTGTATGTTTCGTTTTGCGATGATGAATACGGCCAGCAGAATGTATGTGCGGCGGCCGACCGCGAGCAGGCGGCGTTACTATTCCGCCATGCCGTGGGCATGATACATCAGGAGCCGGAACTTGAAAAACGCTGCAAAATATACGGCGAAACGGGCACAAACCAGACCAGAACGATACTTATTCCCGATACCGGCAGCTTTTTGAAGGTGATATCGGCCGACGCGACGACGAAGCACGGCGGCAACCTGCACTTGGTGCTCATCGACGAACTGCACGCGCAACCGAACCGGGAACTTGTTGACGTATTGCATACATCGACGGCCAGTAAGAACCGAAAGCACCCGCTGGAAATTTATATTACGACCGCCGATTATGCCCGTGAAAGTATCTGCAATGAGGAATATAACCGGGCCTGCAAGGTTCGGGACGGCATTATAAGCGATCCTGAGCTATTACCGGCGATATGGGAGGCGGGCAAGGACGACGACTGGCGGGTTGAGGATACCTGGCGCAAGGCCAATCCTAATCTGGGCGTAAGCGTATCACTGGACTATATGAAGGCTGAATGCAAGCGGGCGCAGGATACGCCGACGTATGAGAATACCTTTAAGCGGTTGCACTTAAATATCATCACCGAGCAGGATGTACGATGGCTGCCGCTGGACAAGTGGGACGCTTGCGTAGGCGATGTGGACGCCGAGGCGTTGGCGGGCGAAACCTGCTATGGCGGCCTTGACCTGTCCTCGACAACCGATGTAACTGCCTTCTCGTTGTTTTTCCCCAAAGGCAATAAGACCGTAAATTTCTTTTGGTTGCCGTCGGTTAATGCTCATAAGCGCGAGCAGCGGGACCGCGTGCCGTATCTAACCTGGCAAAAACAGGGATATATCAAGCTGACGCCGGGCGATGTAGTGGATTACGACATAGTGCGCAGCGACATTATTGCTCTGAGCAAGAAATATAAAATCAAAGAGGTTGGGGCCGACCGTTGGAACGCCACGCAGATTATCACGCAGCTTGAAGGCGCCGGGATTAAGATGGTTAAATTCGGACAGGGCTATGCCTCTATGTCCTCACCGGCGAAGGAACTGGAAAAGCTGGTTATTGGCGGCCAGTTACAGCATGGCGGGAACCCGGTATTGAGGTGGATGGCGTCGAATGTATCTGTTTCGATGGACGCGGCAGGGAATATCAAGCCCGCCAAGGATAAATCCACTGAGCGTATCGACGGGATCGTAGCGTTAATTATGGCTATCGGTTGCGCCGGTGTCGGTACAGGGAATAGCGTATATAACGAGAGAGGGCCGGTAGTCGTATGACCGTTGCTTTCATCACAGGCATAACCGGTCAGGACGGCAGCTACCTTGCGGAGTTATTGCTCAGCAAAGGCTACGAGGTCCACGGCCTTATCCGCCGGTCGAGTTCATTCAACACAGCCAGAATTGACCATATTTTTGAGAAATTACACCTACATTATGGCGATTTGACCGACTCCGGGCATATTATCGGCCTTTTGGCGCAGATTTGCCCTGATGAAATCTATAATCTTGGTGCAATGTCTCACGTGGGGGTAAGTTTCCAGCAGCCGATATATACCGCCCAAGTTGATGCCGTAGGCATGGTGGGGCTTCTTGAGGCGGTTCGGCTGTTGGGGCTGGGCAGTAAAATATATCAGGCGTCAAGTTCTGAAATGTTTGGCCAGACCACAGAGTTGCCGCAGACCGAAACTACGCCATTTAACCCGCAAAGTCCCTATGCCTGCGCCAAAGTGTATAGTTATTATCAGGCCCGGAACTATCGTGACGCCTACGGGATGTTTGTTTGCAATGGCATCCTGTTTAACCATGAATCGCCGAGGCGCGGCGAGACGTTTGTTACCCGCAAGATAACGCGGGCGGCCGGGCGTATCAAGGTCGGATTACAGGACAAGTTAAGGCTGGGCAATCTGGATGCCTTGCGTGACTGGGGACACGCCAAAGACTACGTAAAAGCTATGTGGCTGATGCTCCAGCAAGATAAGCCTGACGATTACGTAGTCGCCACAGGGGAAAACCACAGCGTCAATGACGTTGCCAGCGTAGCTTTTAGGCGGCTGGGCCTAGATTGGCGCGATTATGTAACTGTGGATGAGGTTTATATCCGGCCTGCCGATGTTCCTGAGTTGCTAGGCGACTACAGTAAGGCAAAAAGCATTTTAGGCTGGGAGCCGGTGGTCACGTTTTTGGACCTGATAACAGATATGACAGACCACGATTTACGGCTGGCCAAACAAGAGCGGGAAGCAAGGAAGGTTGTATGATAGTACAGGTGACGGGTTCGACCGGATTTTTGGGCCGGTTTGTTGTTGATGAACTTGCTGGTAGATATGGCGTTATTATCGTTACCGCCGTTGGCCGTGACCTGCAATTAACGTCTAACTATCCGGTGATCCATCTTGCCGCTAACTGCGGCGGCATCGGTTATAACCAGCAAAACCCTGCCGACCTGATTAGTGATAACCTTTTACTTGCTTGCAGGATAATGCAAGAGGCATTACAGCGTAAAGTAAAGAAGATTGTAAGTGTCGGTACGGTTTGTGCCTATCCGAAATTAACACCAACGCCATTCAGAGAAGAGGACTTATGGAAGGGATACCCCGAAGAAACTAATGCTCCGTATGGCATTGCTAAGCGGGCATTGTTGGAATTGGGGCTTGCCTACCGAAAACAGTATGGCTTGAACGCGGTTTACCTATTGCCGGCCAATTTATACGGGCCTGGTGACCATTTTGATGACGTCAAGAGCCATGTTATACCGGCTTTGATTAAAAAAATAGCCGTTGCGAAGGATACAGGCCGGGATGTGGTCTTATGGGGTGATGGTACACCGACCCGCGAATTCTTGTATGTTGAAGATGCCGCCAAAGGCATTGTCGATGCCTTAGAACAATATGACGGCGGCGATCCGGTCAACCTGGGTACAGGGCAAGAAATCAGCATAAAGGCGTTGGCCGAACTCATTGCTGAGCTTATGGGCTATGGCGGCCGTATTATTTGGGACACTACCAAGCCTAATGGCCAGCCGCGCCGCTGTTTAGATACGTCAAAGGCCAAAAAGTTATTTGGGTGGGAAGCAACCACGCCTTTGCGGGAAGGCTTACAGAAAACAATCGAATGGTATTATAGCCGGGGGCATTGATGGCTAAAAATATATTTTCCCGCGCATGGCGGGCCGTAAAGGAAAAGCGGTCCACGACGAGAAATCCAGCGCAGTGGTTTATCGACTGGATACATGGCGGGCAGGATAATTACTCTGGCGTATCTGTTACTGAGGATTCCGCGCTTAAATATACGCCATTTTGGGCGGCCGTGCGCATCATATCCGGCAGTTTAAGCACTTTGCCGCTGATAACGTATAAAAAAACCGAGGACGGCAAGGAACGTGCGGAAAAACACCAAACTTATAAAATACTGCATGATATCTGCAATCCGTATATCGACCCGATGGTGATGATTGAGACGCGGCAAGCGCACGCCTTGACATGGGGCAATGGTTATTGCGAGATACAGAGGGATGGGGCGGGCCGGGCGATTGCCCTATGGCCGCTATCACCGAACAAAACGCACCGCCGGGCAACGCCAGAAGGCGTGCCCTATTACGAGATACTTCTCCCCAACGGCGGATATGCCTACCTGAACGACAGAAATGTACTGCATATCAAGGGTTTAGGTTTCGATGGGCTAACAGGCTACAACGTTGTGGATTACCACAAGGAGGCGTTGGGACTTGGGATTGCGGCGAAGCGGCAAGGGGCCAAGCTGTTTGCTAATGGCGCGATACCTGGCGGGGTGTTGGAGCATCCGGGGAACCTGACCAAAGAGGCACAGGCTCGGCTGCGGGAAGCTATTGAGGGCTTGCATAGCGGGCTAGACAATGCCTACAGGGTTGCAATTCTCGAAGAGGGCATGAAGTGGAACCCAACCACGATAGACCCGGAAAAAGCGCAGAGCCTTGAGACGCAGAAATTCAGTGTAACCGATGTTGCTCGTATGTTCAACCTGCCGCCGCATATGCTGGCGGACCTGGACCGGGCAACGTTTAGCAATATCGAGCATCAGGCGTTGGAGTTTATCAACTACACGCTGAGCTACTGGGTGAAGAAGTGGGAGCACGAATGCAACGTCAAGCTATTCCAGCCGAGCGAACAGGGCAATTACTTTGTTGAATTCTTGCTGGATGCCTTTTTGCGCGGCGATACACAGAGCCGCTATGCAGCTTATGCCGTGGGCCGTCAATGGGGCTGGCTGAGCGTTAATGATATTCGCAAGAAAGAAAACCTGAACGGCATTGGCCCGGACGGTGATATTTACATCGAGCCTTTGAATATGAAACCGGCGGGGAGCGAATCGCCGGTGGATACAACAGTAAAGCCGGATGATAAGATTAAAGATGATGACCCAGAGGAGGACGCCCGCACAAAGGCCCTGCGTAAGGCGTTAGCGGATGGATGCGGCCAGATATTCAGGCGCGAGCGGAACGCTATCGGCATAGCTGTCAAGCAACCCGATAAATGCTACGATTATATGACAAAGTTTTATAATGAATCGGACCGATTCGTTACAAAGGTCATGCGGACGCCGGTAGAACTAGCGGCCGCGAATGCTGGGGCGGATAAAGAAAAAAAGGTAGTCGATTACCTAAATAATCTATGTAAGGACATGAACTCCCGCGTGGTCGTATTGAATACGCCCGCAGGTAAGTTATCTGCCGTTTTACCGGATATCGACAAGACTAAAGAGTGGACCGACAAAATCATTAACGATTGGGGGCAATATGCCGACGGAAACAAAGCCAACTAATATCGAAGTACGTATTTTAGACCCTGAAAGCGTGGAAATGCGCATTGAGGGGACAGAGAATCCCAAACTGGTGGGCTATGCCGCCAAGTTTAACCGGGATAGCGTGGATTTGGGCGGGTTCATAGAACGCATTGCGCCTGGCGCATTCAAGAATGCAATCGCCACCAGCGACGTGCGATGCCTGGCTAACCACGATCCTAATCTGGTCTTAGGCCGCAATACCAACGGTACGTTACGGCTGGCGGAGAATAAGACAGGATTAAAGTTTGATGTTGACCTGCCGAACACAACTACCGGCCGCGACTGGGCGGAGAGCGTAAAGCGCGGTGACGTGAGCGGCTGTTCTTTTGCATTTACCACCAAAACCGACCGCTGGACATATCCTGATGATGGTCCTGCGCTGCGAGAGATATTGGAAATCGAAGAGTTGTTTGACGTGGGACCTGTGACATACCCGGCGTATCCAGACACTGCTGTGGCGATGCGCTCTTTAGATAAGGCAAAGGCGGCAGTTAAAACCGAACCGCCTGCCGAAAAGGTCGATGAGAAAGCCGAACCTGTTAAACAATTAACCGCTGATGAAGAGTTTGAAATCAAACAGCAGCGGAAACGCAATTATTTACGCGCCGGGCGTATTATCGCCCGTTGCCGCAAACAAGCTTAATGGCCCTAACGCCCATTGTGCCGCGTCCATAGACCGGGTTAGCAATGGGGGGAACGTAACCGCGTCCAACGACCGGGGGATTTACACATAGTTTTTATTTTAACGTTGGAGAAACAATATGGACCCGTTTGAACCTAAGACTGCTGCTGTGTTGCGTGAACAGGCTGCTAAAGAGGCGCAAGCCGCACGCGACATACAGGACAAGGCTGATGCAGAGGGGCGTAGCTGCACGACCGAAGAGGATGAGAAAATTAACGCCCATTTAACCACTGCCGACCGCTGCGAGCGTGACGCCAAGCGCAAAGAGAGGCTGGAAGCGGCCGAGGCGCGGCTTAATGCTCCGCAGGATACGGCGGTAAAAATGACGACCCAGGAAAAGCCTGACCTCAAGATTGTTACGGAGCGTGGCGTTGCCCCTATGGGCTATCGCGCCGCGTCGTTGCGGGCCTTTCGCGGTCCCAATGCCGAAGCGAATGCTTACCGGACCGGCAAGTGGATGCTGGCCAGCCTGCTTAATAACGCCGAGGCGCGACAGTGGTGTCGTGACCATAATATCGAATTGCGCGTGCAGACCGAAGGCGTCAATTCCGCCGGTGGGTTTATCGTTCCCGCTCCAATGGAGCAGTCGATTATCGACCTGCGCGAAGAGTATGGCGTATTCCGTCGTGAGGCCCGCGTGTTGCCCATGTCCAGTGATAGTCTGCTGATCCCGCGCCGAGCGGGCGGCGTGACGGCCTATTTTGTGGGCGAAACCGGCTCTATTACGGAATCTGATAAGACATGGAATCAGGTTGAGCTTGTTGCCAAGAAATTGGGCGCGTTGACCCGAATCAGTACCGACCTGTCCGAGGACGCCATTATTAACGTAGCCGATGATTTGGCCAGTGAAATGGCGTATGCGTTTGCGGTCAAAGAAGACGCCTGCGGTATCGACGGCGACGGCACTTCTACGTATGGCGGCATGATTGGCCTGCGTACCAAGATGAACGACGGCGACCATGATGGTAGTTACTACGATGGAACGGCCAATGATAACTGGTCTGAAATTACCGCAGCGCAGTTGGCGGCCTGCATGGGGATGCTTCCCAGTTATGCTATCAATGGCGCGAAGTGGTATTGCTCTCAGGCGGCCAAGGCCGGAACGTTTGACCGATTGGCTCTGGCGGCTGGCGGCAACAATGTTATCAACATTGCCGCGGGCGCACAGCCTGCCTATGCCGGGTTCCCGATTGTCGTCACGTCGGCCATGCCTTCTGTTGATGCTGGCGCGGCGTTGGATGGCTTAATTGGCATTATCTTCGGCAACCTGCGGCTGTCCACTACGCTGGGCGACCGGCGCGGGATTACCGTTAAGGTTAGTACGGAACGCTATCTTGAGTACGATCAGATTGGTATTCAGGCTACTGAGCGGTTCTGTATCGTCAACCATGACATTGGTACGGATACGGCGGCCGGCCCTGTGGTCGGTATGCGACTCCAGACCTGATGCGTTTTTATTGTTTTGTATTTTAGGGCGGGTTTTCGCCCGCCCCACCTTTTACTTTTCAAGGAGTTTAATCATATGGTTCCTAAATTATATGCGAAGTTTATGACTACGAGCATAGACGACACGGCTTGCACCGTATCGACTATTGCGGCTGGCGTGGAAGCATTTGGCATTGTTGATACCAAAGGGTACGACTTTGCCTGTGTGCTGTATCCGGGATATGCGGCAACGGCCGCCGATACGCCTGATGCTATATCGCTGGGGCATGACGATACGATTGCCACGGCGTTTACGGATTCTACTGCCCTGACGCAGTTCACAGGCGGGACGGCCGTAGGCACAAATGTTGGTTTTGTTCTCCGGGCGCAATCAAGCACCTTGCCGAACATGAATCAATTCAATGTCGATTTGCGCGGGCTTAAGCGCTATTTAACGATTGCGTTTGAGTGTGACCAAACCCATGCCGGTATGCCTATCGCCGTACTGGGGAAGAAAGACGACTGGGTTGAACCTTCTTCGGTGGCGACAACGATTGTCGGTATGCGTAACTTTGTTTCTGGTTGATTTTTCACATCTTGGTCGGGGTGGGGCCGTTCTGTCCCCATCCCGGCTTACTTTTAATTCAAGCGAAAGGGAAATAAACGATGACTACATTAGCAGAGAAGGTGGCGGCGGTTCCGTACTGGTATCACAAGATTGCATTGCCGGGCGGCATAACAACGCCGGGCTGGGCGCCTTTGGACGTCGACAAATATAAGATACCTGACGACCTGACCGGTAAGCGGGTTTTGGATATTGGCGCATGGGATGGGTACTGGACATGGGAAGCCCTGAAGCGCGGGGCAAAAGAAGTGGTCGCAATAGACGACTTCAGTGATAATCTTGGCTCTTTGACAAAAGAACAGCGGCCCAAGTGGGAAACCTTTGACCTGTGCGCCGAAGCGTTTGGGTTTGGTGATAAAATTGAGGCCAAGGACACCAATGACGAGCAAATAAAGGGTATTGCTAGCTATCGCAACGATAAAGGACAATTATGCCGACGCGTAGAAATGTCGGTTTATGATGTTGAACTATTAGGCAAATTCGATGTCGTTTTCTTCTTTGGCACAATCTATCACCTGAAGCACCCACTGCTTGCACTAGAGAAAATAGCCTCTGTTTGCACGGGCGAAATCTACATCGAATCGGCGATTTGCGACGACTTCTCACCCTATCAGGGCGGATTCAGCAATAAATATAAGTCCGGCGACATCGTGATGGAGTTCTACCCGTATTGCGAGTACGGCAGTAACCCTAATAACTGGTGGGCTCCTACGCTGATGTGCTTGGCGGCTATGACGGAGCAGGTAGGCTTTAAGAATGTCATGGCATGGCGGCTAACGGATACTCCACGAAACTTGGCGGAATGTCGCGGCTATGTATGCGGCACTAAGCAGGTTGGCGAAAATGAAAAAGAATATCCAATCCGGGTGAGCCGTCCGCCTAAGTCTAAGGTACATGCCGTTATGAGCGTGCCTCGTCTGGGCTTTCAGGACAATATGTTTTGCGTATTTGAAGCACTGCTTGGCCTGCGTATCCCATTATTCAAAATTCAGGGCGTGTTTTGGGGCCAGTGCATGGAACGGGCCTTATGTAAAGAGGTCGATGAGGGGGCCGATTATATTCTGACTATCGACTACGATACCGTCTTTAAGAAAGA